GTAGTCAAGTTTCCTGACCAAGCGATTTTAGGTGTTGCAGTAAAGTTTGGTGAAGTTGCCATTTAATCCTCAATATATTGTTAAGCCAAATGTTAGTAGAGAGGCAGTTGCTAAAGTAGCTACCCTAGCATCCTGTTCTGTTATTACTGTAGGTATGTTTACGTTACCATTATCCTTACTAATAACCAATCCTGTATAGAATGTTGAGCCATCTGGAGATGTCTTAAATGTAAAGTTATCATCTCCCTGTGTACCTAGTATAGCCCTAGTAGAGTACGACGTTGAGAAGAAGAATTGCGCACTTCCTCCCGAAGAATCCTTATTAAAGTTAGCGTTTAGGTCCCCAGATCCATTAGCATCAAATAATAAATCCCCATTAGTTTGTAAGACATTAGAACCGCTTGTTGCAGATCCTACTCCTATTTCAGAAACTTGAATTGATGCGGCTGAATCTATAGTCATTACGGTACCTGTACCAGATACGACTATGTCCCCATAATCACCATCTGATAGCCCACCTCCACCACCTCCGGTAGCATTTATAGTAGTGCCTGTTATGGATAAATTAGTACCTAACGTTAACCACGCTACAGATCCAGCTGAATCATCCCAAAACATTAGCCTGTCCGCGTTAGGATCAGTTAGAGAAGCACCAGTACCACCTTTACCTATGGATATGTTTGTAGCATTCCAAGTTCCAGTAGCTACTGTACCAAGCGTAGTGATGTTTGTTGAACCTGACCATGTAGATAGCGCAGTGTTCTCTACGTTATTTATAGATAACATAGTACGTGCTGTTGAAGCACTTAATACCTCTGGAGAACCAGTTCCTGCAGTATTTCTACCAAGAAAAGATGCAGTAGCCATATTAGCCATCTTAGATAGGGATACAGCACCAGCAGCAATAGTTGTTGCAAAAGAGCCCGTACCAGACCCTGTAACGTCTGACGTTAAAGTTATTGTTTGGTCACCGGTGTTAGTTCCGCTAGATGTTCCAGAGAAGGTTCCAGACTGTGTCGCTAATGTTCCTAACTCAAGTGTTGCTCTAGCAGCAGCTGCATCGGCATCATCTATTAGAGTTGCACCAAACGCAGATATTTGTGAATCGTCAACTTTAGCATCTAAGGAAGTCTGTAAATCTGTTATTCTAGATATTGGTAAAGAATCCACAGTCCATACAGATCCTGATCCAGATACTATGATATCCCCTTTATCACCATCAGTTACTCCAGCCCCACCGCCTGAAGCGTCTATCAAGGCCTGCACAGCCGTATTAAAATCAGATATAGATGTAGACGTTACGTATTTCCAGGTTCTATCACTGCATAGAAATTTATCGTCATCAAATCCAGAAGCTGGTACAAGACCGCCCACAGTAGAACTAAATGTAGTAGTTCCAACCGGTATTAATCTTACAATACGCCTGTCTATATAGGTCATTAAAACATTCTCCTAAACGCGTCTACTACCATACCAGATACACTAGCAGCAGCTACAGATATTGCTACCATTATACCCTTCATATAGCTTTGGAAATTTTCTACTTTAGCTACTCTATTTTCAAGATTCTCTAGATCATCTATCTTTTCTTTTAGTATTTCACTAAGAAAGGTTACACGCTCAAGCTTTTCAATTACACTGTCTAGTTTGTCATCTAATTCTTTTATAGGATGCATAGCAGCTCCCCTTTATTTACAGTTAATATTAAGGCATTGAGGCCCTGACCGTACTCAGCTAAAACACTGCACAACCCGTTTGCAGAGGATCCAGTTGAGTGAGCAGATCCGGATGCAGAGAATTCATAGTATCTGTTTGCCACTAGTTGGTACTTTATATTGATATTTATGTTACCATAGTGATCGGTAACGTCTATGATATTCTTACCGCTTACAGCGTTGGTGATATCTGAGAATGATGCCGCCTGACATTCTTGCCATGTGCTACCAGATCTAACTACTATGTGCCCAGCTATACCTACTGCCCCTGAGTATATGTTATTGTGTATAACATCCATTCTAAAGGTTAATGTTGCTACAGAATCTACATCTGAAATTGTAGCTATTCTAAATCCTGGGATCTCACTAGCATACCAGTTTAGAGGTACATTAGTATTCAATGAACGCTGTAATGAGTATTGATTAGAGTTTATAATTGATGGAGCTGAAGGCAGTACTACACTATATATTTTTACAGATGAGGCAACTGCCCAAACACCTGTTGATATTACTACCCATACATGATCGTAATTAGTAACTCTATTATTAGACATAATGGTTCTAGATACCTGAGAGTTTACATCAGTAAAAGATAGTGTACCTAGTTTGGTACCATTTGTAGGAGAGGTTGGAGATGATCCTACCTTACCGTATAGATCTATCGTAATAGATGAGGTTAATCCACTAGCATCAAATCCATTTGACGCAGGTACAAGCTCAACTTTATCTATAGCTGTGGGTACAGATAATGTTATTCCGGCCCATCCCTGAGCAGTAGTTGAGTATCCTGTGTTTGAAGTGTCTAAGTCTAGGACAGCGTTTAGACCGCCTCCTAATGTCATATTGCCAAATTTAGTTAGTGCGCTTGCGTCAATCATTTTGGATACCTATTTTTTACGTCTTGTATAACTTCTCGCCATGCATCTAAACCACCATGAAATATTAAATCAAGTTGGTCTTCAATTGATGGATAAGCTGCTTTTCTTAATTCTTTATACCTTGTGCTATTTTTATATTCTAAAAATGCAATATAGGCATTCAATAATTCTTCATATGATGGTTTAGGTATGCTAACACTGTGCCAAATAAGTGATTCATAATCTTCACCTACCGTGTACTCTGCTTTCAAATCTTTGTTATAAAAGTATAATGCATCTTGTATATTCATAACTAACCTTTTATTTCCATTACTGTTATAGAGCTTGATCCACGTGCAAAGTTTGATGCGTCTGTATCTGTCCTAGATCTGTTTAAATAGTTTGTACCAGCGGTATTACATATCCATTGTACTTTATAAGTTGTGGATGAGGTTGTTGCGGGCGAATCTAAGAACAGCATCGTTAGATTTTGCATCGTAATAGAGTCATTCACATAGGATTGTCTACCTACGGCAAACCTAGAGCCTACTGCCACACCAGAACCTACTGCACTTCCACCACGATCTATTCTTATACTAGCATTGTTTGCTGAGTCAGTTGAAATTGATAAGTCAATAAGTACTAGTATTTTATTAGAGGAACTAGATGGGGTTATGCTAACAGTTAAACCAGATATATCTGCAAACGTAGTAGATGTAGAGGTTGTTGTTGCAGTAACTTGTGTAGATACTACTTGTAGTACGGCTCCTGCAGCTTGGTTTATTGTAATAGTGCTACCAGCACCGCCATCAGTAATTGATATACCTGATCCAGCTGTAAGTACTCGTTCGTTTGGTAAGACTCCATCTGTACCTAATGTTACATAGGAAGGAGATGTTAATGCTATGGTACCATCACTATCTGGTACAGTTAACGTACGTGTTGTAGCTGTGGTTATCCCAGAAGCTTCGAATTTAAATCTCTTAGTAGTATCGGTTTGATCTTTTATTGTTAGATCATTGTCGTGCATACTAATTGTTGGGTTAGAGAACGTACCGTTTGTTACTGTTTTACCAGTAAAGGTTAGTGCTGATGGTAGTGATATTGTAGGGTTTCCGCTAACGCCGTCACCATTAGTAACAGTTATTTCGTTAGATGTTCCAGTTATTGTGCGTGAAGTTAAGGCGGTAGTTCCTGTGTAGGCTAGCATTCCATTTCCCGAGAACACAATTGCATCTATTGAGGCCAATGAAACTGATTCTAAGTTAGTAGCTGCGTTATTCCATTTTATGAACTCGTCAGATGCTGGAGTAGGAAATACTAATCCTGATATACCTGAGGTACTAGGTAAGACTAACGACCTTCCTATTGATTCTTCTAACTCCTGGGTTATTAAAGTTAGTTTATCTAATGCACCCTCGTGAGATTCTGCTGGGAATGAGTCATTCTCAATATAGTCCACTGATTGTGTACGAGCTGTCCTACGCTGTATTGTTAATGTTTCACCGCTTCCTGGTGCCACTGACATTATAACTGTTCCAACAGATCCAGATCCGCCGGTTACTGTGTAGTCTGAGTTTAATATTTGTGTTGTGTCAACATCACTTGTATCAGTAAGGATTACTACTAAATCAGTAGCTGCTGTAAATACGAAAGTGGTAGCAAAGGAGGTTGTTACTCCATTACCATTATACTGTTTTAAAGGTGTGACTACTGAAGATACTGTCATTGTGGTTTACCTTGGTTATTATTTGGTTGTCTTCCTATTTGGTTTATTAACCAGCCCCAGTATATTAAGTTTTTCCAAACCCTAGTATAGCAAATGTGGAGTTCTTTGTCAAGGCACTGGCTAATAAAGCCTCTGGTGTATAGTTAACTTCCCTACCGCCACTCCAATCTTGTAGCATGGCTACCTGCGAGGCTACTAGTAAGTCAGCTAGTATAACACTCATTGCCTTCATAGACTCTTTAGGATTAACCCCAGCCATGTTCTGCATGGCAGGTAATAGATATTTGTTTAAAGAGATGAAGCTGAATCCTTTTAACTGAGATATCACACTTCCCCAAGGAGTTTGCGTCCAGAATGGTTTAGCTCCTGGAGTAGGTACAATGATTGTGTTATCTACAGCTCTTTGTACAGCAGCTATAAATGGTGCCGATACGTTTGGATCCCAGCTATCAATACCTGTGGTTAATACTTTCTTACCACCAAACTCAGTAACTTCTTGATGTGTGTCAAAGCTATTTATAATTTTTTTAGCAAGCTTGCTGTCTATACCAAGTTTTGATAATTCCAAATATTCCGAAGATCCTTTAACTAACTTACCATCGATCAAATCCCTTGAGTACTTAAGAACCTTTCTACTTACGTCCTCAGCTATTGCAGTACGCGTTATATTGTTTAGTGGATCCATTAGGTTTAATCTAGAGAATACACTAGATGCAAATTTAGTACCCTGCTCTATTTTAGTAGGTACGTTTAGATCAATTACTTCTGAGAATAAAGATGATCTAGCGACACCGGTAATCCTATCAGAGACTACACCGAATAATCTACCTACATCCCTATCTGGGATGGCTTTAAATACATCGGCTACTTTAGTAGATGTTTGTAGTATATCATCACCAAGTCCTACAGAAGTTAGTTTAGATGTAGCTACACGTACTAAGTCAGGTACCATTGAGAATATAACTTTACCCATAGTCCTCATATATACTAGGGCTTTTAAGACTGCGGTTGTGTCTCTAGTAAACTCAGATGCACCTTGGTTAAATTTACCAGTACTTAAGCTTATTAGCCTATCTGCATCTAGAATATCTCTTTCTAAGTTTTTTTGCAGACTTTCTATTAATTCATTTCTATTTGATATATCTGTACGTTTTTCAACATCTTGTAATAACTTTGAATAATCGTCTTTCACATTATCTATGATTTTATAAGGATCTTTCACGCCGAGATATTTCTGAAAGTTTATATCCCTAGATGCTTGCCTACCATAATTATTAAAGATGTGCATTACATCCTTACTTCTATATTTATTATAGAATTCGTTGCTAAAGTTTAAATAACGAGATTTTAAGTTTTTGGCAGTCCATGATTTAGGAGCTGGAGAAAACGTGTTTCCTGCTGAATCTAGTGCTATCTTTTGATAAATGGCGTTAACTGCTTCCGCAAATACAGGGTCTTCTATATCCGCTGGTATTAGTTCTTTATTTATGGATTTATCTGCCTTAACTCCCTTGCCTATCTTAGATGTGCTAACTGTAGCATTTTCCCTACGTAACACCTCAAGTAATTCGTTAGTTATATCTTTACGCAATTCTGCTTGGTTTTTTATTACAGATCTTCTATCAAATATACCTGGTATGTAGTTCTGTCTTGGCTTAAATGTTGGATCTACACTAGATATTCTTTGTGCAAAAGTGTCGAAGTAGTTACGCATATTACGTGCGGCATCAGATACTTCTCTAGATGATGTCTGTTTAACTCCAGCCATTACTTCGAATGCCTCATTCAAAAACTCGTCTTGGTTTAGTTTACCACCTTCCTTTTTAAATCCGGCGTATGCAGTATCTAGATTTGTTCTTAATGGATTAAATTTAAGTTTGAACTCACTATCAATCATATTAACTAAGCTTATAGGAGACGCCTCACCCTTTAGGTTACGCTCAATTAGATAGTTATGACTAGTAAATAGGTTTGTATAATAGTTCATCTGTTTTGATGGAGACTGCAGTCCACGTAGTTCGGCACCAGTTATATCAGATACCTCAGCTAGTTTTTTAAATACTGAGTTTGTCATAGCTAAGTTATAGCCCTCTTCAGTAGCTACTCGCGCAGCTCCAGCATTACCACCAGCCGCAAGTACATCCTCTAAAGTCTCAGCTTTAAGAGGGGCGTTTGGATTTAAAATAGTTTTAGCATTTTGAGTAAACTTTGGACTCATAGACGGTGAGCCTAAATATCCAAGAAATGCACCCAATGCCATAGTAGATCCGACATTCATAGCTACTTCTTGATCAGATACTGTAATATCTTCTTGCTGACGGCCTAACTCCTGTATTGCAACAGCACCCGTAGCAACCCCAGATACTCTAGCAGCATTTACTATACGTGGTACATTAGCCAATGTAGCTCTGAACCCTAGTAAGTTACTTACATTAAATAACGAACCTACCATATCCCCAGCTATCCCTGTATAGAAATTCTCAGAGGTTTTAGCCATTAGCTCTTCAGTTTCTTTAGCCTTCTGTATAGATCCACGAGTGTACTGTGCATTAGGTGAGTCCATTAGATTCCTTGCATATTTAACTTGGAATTCTGGACTTTGTGAGGTAAATTCTGGATCTTTAAATACGTTGTAATTAGGTTCTTTTGCAAAGTACTCGTATGCAAAATTCATCAATCCACCAATGTCAGTGTTTACCTGACGTGCAGCTCTAGATGTGAATGTATCCCACTTACCTTGCTCCAGATTCTCCGTAGTGGTGGGCATTGTAGGAGGTACCATAGATTGTAACATCTGTTCATATGATACGCTTCCAGCCGTAGTACTGACAGAATTATTTAAAGCCCTTTCGTAATCTGTAGTAAAAAAATTTGTAACACTATCAATTACTGACATTACTTACCTTCTGTGCTTGGTTTCGAGAAGTCTTCCCCTAATATGTAGTTCATTATATCATTTTTAGCTGACTCCCTCAAGCGTTCCTCGGTCATATCTTTTTCAAACCCAAGATTTTGCATAAGGTTTTCTTTTTCCTTTATGAATGCATCTGGGTCATATCCTACGTTATATGTTAGGAAATTACCGTCAGGCCTTACTATAAGTCTACCACCTTCATCAGTAACTAAAAATGTTTTTGTGCCAGGTTTGGTTTCAATTCCGTTATACATTGGCTGCATACGTATTCTTACAGGCTTGTTATCTGGACCTACAACATTATAATTATTGTCGTATTTTAGTCCGGCCTCAGTGAAGTATTTACCCATCTCTGAGTGGAACCCTTCGACTATACGTTTGGTTTGTCCAGGTAATACTTTGTCTGGCGCGTTCTTCATGATCTCTTTTACACCATTTACTTCTGTAATAGAGTAATCTCTTTCTAGTGCAACCTTAGTCATTTCTTTAGCTGTATCAACATTCCCAGTCTTCATATAAGCAGCTCTAAATAAATTCTCAGCCTCCTTAGCTGCATATGGCTGATTATTAGGATTGTAGTATACATTCCACTTATCAATTGCAGATTCTACTAGGTTATCAAACTTAATTTCTTTTGTAGCTCTATCCAATTCCTTGTTCCACTGAGATTCTTCTTTATTATTTAGTGATGCATAGTGGTTACGTACGTTTTGTACAGCGTCAGCAGCAGGTACACCTAACTTAAGCTGTCTAGATATGTCTAATGCCATGCCTACAGTGCTCTTATTAGAATCACCATACTGGCTTGCTACTTCTATATTCTTAAGATTAGGATCATTAAATAGTTTATCAATAGCCTGTGCATATCCAGCAGCTTCGTATGGGTTTCCGCTGTAAACAAGTCGGTTATTTATGTAGGCAATTTGATCGCTTCCAACGACCTTTTGACCGGCCCAGTAGCTATTTAGGCTGTCAGAAATTCGGGCATAATTATCTGACGTTATTTCTGATGGTTTAGGCATCATTGTTTCAGCATTTAGTAGGAAATCTGCGTCAGCATACTGCTTAGCTTTAGGCATATCTGGTGTGATTGCACCAGCCCTTAATACAGCTATTCCGGTTCGTAAATCAGATTTCTTGTAAGTAGCTAATTTAGATTCAATAAATGCCTGTGCAGTTACATCTACTAATCCTTTGTACTCATTAGCTTCAATTGTAGCCTTATACCCCTTATCTCTTAATGCGTCAGCAGCATTATTTACTTGTCCATTCTGTAAGAAAGTTTGGATCTGTGTTTTCAACACACCAGATTTCATGGATTTATTTAAGTAGTCTACGTGATCTGCTGGTAAGCCCTCATTACTTAAGGTCTTATTAATATCGTTTAGTTGTACTGCTGATGTTTGTACATCATATGGGTTTACTTTAACCTGCTCCAAGATAGAGTTATAGGCCTTAGATACTTGAGACTGTCTTTCTTGCTTACCCCTAACTCTTTTCTCTGAGAAGGCATTACTTAGTGCAGAATATTTAATACGTGAGGCTTTAGACAATAGGTCTAATCTAGCGTCCTCGGTTGGGGCTCTGCTTAGTGCCTCATTTATTTGACCGTTTACAAACTTAAGTGTAGCTGCTGGGTTACCTGGGTTTTGCTGTCTGAATTTTAAATACTGCTCTTGCAGCCCAATACCTTCTTCTAGTACATATGCTCTTCCGGCTTTAGCAGCTTCTTCTTCAAATTGGTGTTGGTCCAATGCAACAATTTTAGCAGTAGCCTTGTCAAAGGTATCACCAATATCTTGCATGGCTTGTGGTATTAGCTTCATTAAGCTGGCTTTATTTTCTGCTTCTGTGGCAGCCATCTCTGCCGCCTCAGCTCTGTCTCTAAAACTAGCTGCACTTGATAAAGCACGGCTAGTTAATTGATCATATTCAGATCCTACTTGATTTTGGAATGATTTGATCTCACTAGCATTAAAAGGTGCTGTTTGTTGTATAGGAGTCATTGCTGACTCTGGTGTAGGTAAATTAATTCTAGCCATTAGTATTGTACCATTTGAGCGTTAGCATCTATAAATCTATTACGTTCTTTAGCACTCCACAGTTCATATGTACCTGCGAGAGCTTCTGACTGAGCTTTATTGACAACTTCAGATATCTGATTTAACCTATCTTTATATGTCCTATCAGATTTAGTCATAGCACTATCAATTAAGAAATTTTCAACATCTCTGGTTGATCCTGTATTTAACTGTACTCCAGATGAGGCAAACTCAGCCTTATAATCACCGCTAACCCTCATTGCATACGCAAACCCATCCTCTTTCTCTTGTAGAGCAAAGCTACGTAGGTTGTACGCGTTATTCATTAATATATTAGAGTTACGTTGACGCAGTTCGTTTTGAAACTCTGCGGCTTTTAGATTGTACTCTTTCTGTGCCTCAGCTACTACCTGTGCATTTTGATACGATATAGCCTTAGCTTCCGCTACTTGATCAGCGTAATCCCTAGCGGCCCACGCATTAGATAGTTTAGACCCAATACCACCTATTATATCAAAGAAGCTATTATTGGCCTGGCTTGTAATCTGACTTCTCTGGAAGTCATACATATTGGATTTATTGCTACTAGGAGTAAATCCAGAATACTCTCTAAAAAAACTTACGTCAAACATTTCTTACCCATCCGTAAATATACAAATCTTTTTTATCCCAACCGCCTTTTCTTAGGCATCCCTCTTTCTCTAATCCGAGTAGTTTTACAAACTTTTCGGCCTTAGCAAAGTCTTGCTTTACCGTAGTCTGTATCCTATTGAATGGAGACCTAATTATATACTTTTTAATTGATTTAGTCAATAGTAGTGCGTTCTTCAAATAGTGATGCTCAAACGTATCACTAAGTAAAAAGAAGCCCTCGGCGTTATCTAGGTATAACGGAATCAATCCGCCTATAAGAACAATTTCATTATCAATAGTTGTAACTGTTATAGGCATATAACCATTAGCTATACTTATGGCATAATCCATTAAACCCCTATGAGATCTATGAAACTCTATCTGCTCGTCACGCACTCTTATTTGAAATACGTCTTCTATTCTATATGGTCGTATAATTAAATCACTGTGCATCTGATATCTGGGCCTTAAATACAATATTTAATACCGTAATTGGTAACGGCTGATCTTGCTTTAAGTATACCTTATATTCTGGGTTAAATCCAGAGTTAAATTTAATTATTTTAAATCCACTATATAGATCTGGAGATGTATTCATTAAATCATTGGATTCTCTAAACTGTATGATGTCTATTGAGTTAGAATCGAAGCCTACTTTAGCGCCTATAGTTTCAAAGAAACGTATGCTAACTTCTGATATTCTACTTATACTACCCTGTGCAGATCCTATTTTAGATCCAGCTTCTATACTCATAGTTTCTAAATATGACTCATATCCAAATCCGAATGTAGCTTTAGTTGCACCAATACTTAATGTAGCCACACCACCGGAGCTAACTGTTACATTAGGATGGACAGAGCCATTTACTAAGACAGATACTTCAGCAGAGGCTACGTGATCAAGGTTACTGATAGATGTAGATGATGTGCCGTTATAAGTTAAGGAGCAGTCTAGGAATATAGCATCTTCTTTTTCTTCGTTGTCAAACTCCTGTGTCATAAACTCAATAGTTCTACTGAATCCAGATGGCATGCCAGATCTATTTACAACCATCCACAACTCACTATATGTAGCTCCTGGGATAACTGATATTGATTGTACATCAGAATCAGTGCCCCCTATGCTGTGAGTAGCCCATCCAATAACCTCTTGGTTACGGATATAGGTACAACTCAATAGAGTTCCGTCCTCACGTCTAGCCCACAATATCTTAGAGGTAGGTTGGTAGGTAATTTCTAATATTGGGCTTATCTTACCTAAATGATCTGATAGTAGTGTTAGTTCTTGTACGTCATAACCGTCTAATTGGAAAGAGTAAAATACAGAGTAGACGCGTTGCCCCAAGCTCTCAACAAATATAATTTCATTATAAGTTTCTGCGACCTGTGTAAATGCTGTCGGTATATCGGCTTCTTTTTTAACTGATACGTTAGATGCCGTTATAGATCCACTACTTCCCTTAGCAGAGAATACAGCGTTACTTGTACCTATTATTAATGCTCCCTTAGAAGCTAACCAGTTTATTGCCTGTGAGTTATTTGCGGCTAATGTAAAGGATACTGAGGTATCGTTATCAATAGCACCTTTATACAAAACATTATCTGGTTGGAAATTAGTGTAGTCAGCAATTGCCGAGCCCCAGAATGTCTGTGGTTGATTTTCTGTATTAGCAAAGTATAGTCTTTGTTCATGGAATACTACAACTCGTGGGTACCCTGTAGTCTCAGACCAAGCACCTAACCTCCATTCTGTGGATGCATTAGTACCAGCTAAGTCTTTTTGTACCAGGGCTGTAACTTGTGTAGATGATGTATATGCGGTTATTTTCATCCATCCCCACTCTCCGGATCCAGCATATGCCGGAGATATCTCAACACGTTGTGATGATGAGGCCGTATCGCCAGTACGAATCTGACCATTAGTTATAGTAAATTGACCAGCACCCGGAGCTCCAGATGTATAGGTTTTGGCAGTACGAGCGCCTGAACTTTCTATAAAACTTACTACTAGATCGCTAGGTCCTTGTGGGTAAAAGGGAATATCAAAGTAGGTTTGTGTACCAGTTCCAGTATAATTGGTTACATCAGATCTATCTGGTCCGGATTTATATCGGATAGCCCTACCAACATCAGTTGAAGCAAATATAGCAGATGAGGCTGTTACAGTTACGGATCCAGTCGTAGCACTTGGTGTTATTGTCGTATCTGATGTATTTTCATCTAGATAAGGAGGCTCAATAAATAATACAGTTGATAGTACCCAGTTATCATGTCCAAGTCTTTGAAGTTGTCTTGGTACGTAAGACCTATGTGTAATATACAGTGTGTCGAAAGATTGTGCAAATCTTAAATCGTTTATTTCACTATTGGTATATGGTATATCTATTTCGTAGATATTACCTGTGTTTAAAACAATGTTATCTATACCTGCTGTAGAAGCGCATTCAAATTCTATATATACGGTAGAGTTTGCAGTAACAGTGAAGTTAAATGTTTTTCCAGTACCAGCAGTTAGGGTTCCTGTAGCTAAGGACGATCCGCCTACAGAAGTTCCTACTCTATAAGTTATTGTAGATGTGACTACGTCCATTGTTATAGTAAATGTACCCAAGCCTATATTAGCAACTGCTTGATAGGCGCGAGCATAGTTGGCACCGCCACCACCATTTAAACTTAATCTTTGGTTACCAGCATCCCATGAAATAGTTCCCGTACCAGCATTATTGGATGTCCATCCTGAAATACCTGAAGTAAATGTTCCGTTAGTTATACCTCTACTTCTTAAGATCTGACCTTGGTCTTTATAGAATCTGATCTTACCTGCAGAAAATTCTATCTGATAAGCTTGCTCGTTAGAGTATTCAAATCTTACTAGGCGGGATATATTACTGGTACTTATTGTTGGCTCTACAAAGCGTGTCCCAGGCCTTCTAAACACACATCCATATGGTGATACTAGAAAGTTATGTAATGATGCTAATCCTGTCTTGTATTTAGATAGATCAGTACGTCCTGCTAGTTTAGGTGTTAGTACTCCGGCAGCAAAGCTAGCCTGAATGTAATTTACAATTGCCATTATTTACCTACTCCCTAACCAGTCGCCATCTCCAAAATCTAATGGTGTACCCTCTTGTGCGTCATATAGCTTAGCTTCTCGTCTAACCTGGTTAAATTCAGATTGAATAGCTGAGTATACAAAGGTAGCTCCGGTAATATTATAGCTTAATTCCATAGCTATACGCAATACTAATAATGTATTAAACAGGGAATCGAATTGAGTTGGATCCTCAACATCGCCTATATAAAGAATGTCTACTACTGCTTCGTTGGTTAGTATTTTATTATTTTCTAATTTATAGTTTTCTGCGCTATCAACCATAGATAATACACGTAAGCAATCTGATGGTAAACTATATTGGTATGAAAATTCAAATGGTGGATATTCTGTATCGGAAGCTAGGGTTGCTCTACGTATTGCAAAATTCCAGGGGTGTGATCTTAAAAGTTCTTGACGAACCTGATCATAAATAATGTTACATAAACGCGCTTCCTTAGAGTTCTCTGTTATATCTGTGATTGTACTGGCTCCAAGTCTTATTAAAGCCCTATTACATATTTGTGTTACTGATGCCATGTTTACCTTTATTATATAGATTTAAGTACAGTTTACATACTTAAATGTATATAGGGGACACCAGTACAATCCGGCAGTCCCCCAATATTACTTATAGTGTTTCAGCCACCATAACAATGTCTCCAGCAGCTGGTGTAGTAGCTACGGTAGAGCATGTCAAGCCGATGTAGAATAGTCCACCTGGATCAGATGCTAGTCCACCAACTTCCCATAACTCTTTTGTTATGTCAACAATGTCGCGTGCTTCGAAACCTACAAAGCCTGGTACAACACGTGCGGTGCTGAAGGCTACTGCGGTTCCTATGCAGTCTGCGTCTATTACAGTTCCAGATGTTCTACCAAGTTCTGCTTGGTTTCCACCTATACCTGAGTAGTATAGACCGATATTATATGCTAGACCAGAAGCTGCCAATGCATCGTTATAGAACGCTAGTTCTACTAGGATAGCATCAGATCTTACTGGGCCCATCAATATTATATCGCCCACGTCGTCCATTGCGGTGGTAGCTAAAGATATTCTATCTATAAGCTTAACTTCACCTTTTTTCTTCCACAACAAACTAGTTGGACTGGCTTCTATGTTTGTTACGTTTACTGATTTAACTGTTCCGATTGGCATAGTTAATTACTCCTATTTTAATTGTTATTATTGGAACAAGATGTCAACTACTAGACCTTCTTCCATACGTACAGCACCGAATGCTTGTTTTGTATAGATTTGGAATGGTAGATCTTGGATATCTTTACGTTGAGAGATATCAACAACTGGATCCATGCCTTTAGCAACTTTAAGAGCGTTATCAGTGCAGAGGATTGCTCTGTATACTGAGCCGGCTGTGTGAGCTGGTAATCTTTCAGTGTGTACTAATTGTATACCTCTGAAAGAAGGTAACTCTCTACCTGCCAAAGCCTTAACGTTTTGGAAGTCATGTGAAGTAAAGTTTGAATCAGCAAGTAAGTCTTCGCGACCACGAGCGTTAACTAATAAATAAACATTATTAGAATCCATGTCTACATCATTGCTTTCCAATATCCGTAAGCCTTGTAGAAGTTTAGCTACTGTTAGGCCTGTAGATCCATGAGCTATTTGTTGGTTTGAGTCGAAAGCTTGTGAGCCTGCGCCTTCTTTACCTGTAGCTGCTGTACCAATCAAGGCATTGATCAATGCTAAGTCATAGTTTTTACCATGAGCATTCATCATTTTAACAACGTAGTCGTTTGTAGGGTCTACCAACATTTTCATCTTTTCGACATCGTGTATTAATGTAGCGGCGTCGTAAGCTTTTAAGGTAGCCATACGTCTTGACATAGAGCTGTCCTGTAATAGAACGGGCGATGCCAAGCTGTTGATTTCGGATACGGAGAACGCACCGACTCTATCAAAGAAGTGTTTTTCACCCTTTGCTTGTTCCTCTTGGAAGAGGCCTTTTAGTTTTGATCCTCTTTGTTCAGACAAATGATGCAACATCGCATTATAAGCATTTACAAAGATTGAGTCCATAGTATAAGACATATTTTCCTCGTTTTAAATTAATTAAAGTTGTTTTTTGTTTTCGAAACCGCTTGTCCATTTCTGGGGCTATTCTGTGGTTACGCCACTAGCGAGTTATTATACAGGGGCCTACCACGGCTTATCCTTTGGGATGCATCGCACTCAATAATCTTTCATATTCTGCTACTGCAGCCTTGTGAGCTGGATGTGTAGCGGAGTACAAAGCACCTCTAAAATCGTTATCTAATAGTTTAGTATTCAAAGTATTTTTAGCATCAGCTGGAGTTAACCCTATAACTTTCTCATAATCACTTTGAATTAGACTATCTTCTAGTAAGCTTTCACCAATCTTAGCAAACATTTTTACTACTACTGGATGACTTCCTAAACCTGTTTGATTAAGGATATCTTTTAATTCCTGACCACCGAAATTTTCTACGGCACGTTTAGCAACCTGTATCCTGTTATCAAATGCATTACCAAACTCAGCCTTTAATTCATTAGCCCAGTTAGTAGTTTGGATTTTCATCTGCTCTTCTTGCTTAGCTGCAAAGTCTCTATTTAATTCGATATATTTGTCAACTACTTTCTTGGCCTGCTCTTGGCTTAATCCTGCATCATGTGCGGTTTTCTTGTACCAATCAACAACATCATTAGGAAGCTCTGCTGGTAGTGCGTACTCTTCATGACTCTTTGGTGCACCCTTAAGGAAGTTAATATGTTTTATATCTTCTGGAGATAACTCCTGAATTCTCTTACCTATTAAGGATTGTGCGTGCATATAGCTTTTAGCAAGCTCGTTTACATCCTTGAAATTTTTTAGGTTTGCAAACTGTTTTAACTCATCGCTTAATGAATCAAATAGACTTGGCGCTCCTACATCTGGTGTTACTTGTTGTGCTTGAACTGTTGCATTTTGTGCAACAGCTGGTGCTTCAGGAGCTACGGTATTAGTTACTATCGCTTCAGAAACGGTTGTCTCAGTATTAGAGATCGTTTGATTCGAATCCATCATTTATTTCCCCGTGGTTTTGTTTATCATTAACGTCTACGTTTATCAACGAAGCTATTCTTAAGCCTACTCTACGCATACCTTCGTAAAAGGCAGTTGTATGTGAATCGCTTGGTACAAACGTTGAGTCATATATTTTACTAAATTTTAGGAGGTCGGTCAAGACCTTCTTACCAGATTCAGTTGCCAATACATCTTGATAGGCCTTAGCCAGCTCAATATTACTTGATTTAGGCTTTGATAAATTAAATATATTCCTAATTCTATCTAACATCTATTACCTACTTATTCATGATTGAGTTAATAGTAGCAGCTTGTTCAGCTGATTGCATAGCCATCTGAGCTTGTTGAGCTTGCGCCTGAGCTTCTCTAATCTTAGCTACATCTTCAACTGGACGTACAACATCTTTCCATATAGCCAAGCTATCAGCCATCTTACGGGCTGCAACGTCTAAGTCAAAGTTATCTAAGGTACTTGGGTTAAGTTGTATCAAAGAGCTTGCCGCACCTATGAACTGATTGAACTGAGCAGATTCTTGCTGCTTCTGTAACATAGGTACTGGACCTACGTATTCAATCTCATACTCATTCTCAAGAACTTTTTGTGGAATCCTGCCTAACTTACCACTACGCGCATATATAGAAAATATCTTAGCAATTAATGGAGTTAAGTATTCAGTTTGTAGCCTTCCAATTACTGGACCTAACAATTTCAATGCTTCTTGTTGGCGCTGTATTACTTCGGTAGCGGTCATCATAGGACCATCCCTAAATACTAATTGATCAACAAAGAATGAGTCCCTAATCTGCTTTTGGAATTGACCAAGCATTTCAGCACCGATGTTTAGGTTTCCTCCGACGTTGAGCGGTTGTACTCGCGCCGTACCATCCATTGATATACCGCCATATATGACGCCATTTGGTTTGGCCTGAACTGGCATCATAACTCCGTCATCAGCTAGTAGTAAAGGAGGGGATACCTGTAGCTGAGCGGACTTGATTATGGTTTCGGTCATTCTGTTTACAAGTTTGACTGTCGGTAGGGTCTGCCAGGTTGGAGACCTCCCATAATCCTCGGAGGAGAACTTACTAAATCTAGCTATAATATATGGGCTTTCAAAGTAACCGCCAACAGATATTAAGCTCTTATTAGTTATATCGATGTGATAACTCACGAAATTATGTAGTTTATTCTTAGGCTGATATTTATCAGACTTAGGCTCTACTACGTGTAATACTTCAAACTTGGTATCGGGATTCTTTTTATAGGCATCCTGAACAGATCTATGCACAGCATCGCCCCATCTTTGTACCATTTGGCGAGCAGTCATTTGAAACTTTCTATATACGGTATCTACAATGCCGAATGCATTTTGAGCTATGTATACTTCTGAAATGTGTATTGCTGAGAATCTAATGCCCTTTTCAACGTTATCTTCGACAAGTAGACATCCTGGTCCATACTGAACTAAAGATAGCAATACTTCGTGATTCTGGCCAGGGAATGCAGATGATGAGCTATTAAAACAATCTAGCATATAGTCCCTAGCCTTAGTTAGGAATGCTGCGATCTCCGGATCTTGGCTTAGAACACTATCCTTCATTCTTAATTCAAACCATTTTGTAGATGGGTTGGTTAAGCCGCTATGTAATGCTGATACAAGATAGTCAATTGCTTGTATTACGGTTATGTCAAATATACGTCTGGTTCTTGAGTTATCCCCAGCGCTTCTTGTACTAGTAAAGTCGGCGCCATTAGATACGCAGTTGTCTGCAATCTCTTGCCATGTATTTTCAATGGTAGCCCTCTCGGATTTAAGCTTGTCAAACCTGGCAACAAACTGTCCTATTAATTTATGATTTTCATCCATCGTTATGCTCCTAATAGCGTTGTAGAGCCTTCTGTAAGAGTCGTGCTACCTGCTGGTACGGCAACCCTTTTCTTTTTCTTTAATGCATCCTCTCCGCCTACTGGAGTATCCACATTATTAGTTTGAACTGCCGCTGCTTGTACAGGCGCTGGTGCAGCTGCTGCCGGAGCTTGTTGATATACTGGGGCTGATTCCTGCTCTCCGCCACCAAACATTGAAAATAAACCACCCATATTATCCTCCTAATAATGTAGTTGTTCCTAATAATAGATTGCCAGAATCTGGCGTTAATTCTTTTCTTCTACGTTCTTCTTTCTGCGAATCCGTTAGTAGGGCCTCAGGAGTATCTAAGCCACCTGTTTGTCTAGGCGCTGGTACTGCTGGACCTGTGCCACTAGGTGCGCTACTAGATGCCGCTGGTTTTTGTGATGCGTCGCGGGCAGCACTGAAATTACTAAATATTGAGTCCTGACCAAAGGCAGTTTCCCTATTAAGATCGCCTAGGTTTGAATATAAATTTTTATAACTCTGGTGCGATTCTGGTGAGGTATATCCTAATAAGATCGTTTTAGAAATATCATAATACGCATATGGATCTTTATTAACTAAATTCTTTAACGCGTCGTAACCACCTGTTCGTATAGTATCATCTACTATACGTGAGTTTTTATTATAATCTGCCATACTTTGGAATACAGGGGCAGAATTATTGGACATGTTATAAGGTCCAGTCATAGCATCTTTTTCGTTTAGATAGCCTACAACAACTCTATTATCATTATCAGTGTAACTTCTGCCACCCATGGTGTAATCAAAGCCGCTACCACCTCCACCGCCTCCTGGTGCTCCCATATTAGCCTCCTAGTAATGTAGATCCAGTCTTAGGCTGCTCTTGTATATTACCAGCTAATGTATTGGATTTTGAATTGGTTTTTTGTTGTGCTAATAGACGACGACGTTTATCCTCATCTTGTGCTTGGATTGATTCTTCAGCCGTCATTACTTGAGCTGGTTCTGCTGGTACGGTTGGTGCATCTGTAGCTGGAGCCATGCTGACTTGATTTGGCATAGACACTTCCCTATCGTTTCCGCTACCTATGAACGATGATGCTGCGGATATTATGCTACCTAATCCAGATAGTCCGCCTGCGGCACCGCCAATAGAACTAAATAATGCTGTAAGAGCTCCCATATGATAACCCTGTGAAATAAAAAGACTACCTAATATACCATAAATTACGCAACTTAGTCAAGCGGATTATAGTCGTCATACGAAGAATATTGCTTACTAACACCAAATTCATCGAATAGATCTTTAGGCAATTCTCGTAACCCTAATGCAAGATACCTAAAGCTATCCGCTGCGTGAGACGTCCAGTCGTGCTTAGGCTGCTGATTATATACACCAGTCGTAGAGTTATAGTCAGATCTGTATAAGAATAGTGCATCAAGTCCTGTATCAACTACTGGTGCATTAAACCTACATCTAGGTAGCAAAGATCTAACTGCAGTTATACCATCGATTACTGGCGTTCTCTTGAGCACCTGGATATGGTGCGTACCTAAACCACCTCTTACCTGCTCTAACCTAGTCTTACCCTGTCCCCAGTGATTCTGGTGCATATCATGAGGGAATATATGCTTCTTATATTTATATGGCTTAGCTAATACTATATTAATGTAGTATGATACATCGGGACCTTGTCCTTGATAGAAATCTATAATACGTACAGTGTCCCCCTCTTGCTGCGCGAACCAGATAGCAGTAGGATCATTACCACCGATATCCCAAGCAGTAAATACAGGTAGGGAAGGGTCCCATGGGTAATTACCTACAAAGCCCTGCTCCTTGAGCATGGCCAAGTTCTTACCATAATATGTACCTTTAACTGCCGCATCAAAAGAACATTCATACTCTTGGTTATATGCCTCATCACCTATCTCGTCTCTAAAGTCTTTTAGTTGTTCGTGAGTGAATATGCCAGTTTCACTGGCTTTGAATAAATGTGAATACCAGTTTCGAGCATCCTCTTTAAGGCCTCTCTGGTACAGCCTATATAATAGATTCTTCCCTTCTGGTGTACCAATGAATATTGCCCATCCATCTCTATCGGTTAGGGCTGGCATCAATACCTTATCCCAAATCTCTTCGGGCATCTGTGCAACCTCATCCAGTACAACTCCATCAAAGTACATCCCACGCAGACGCGCTGGGTCATCCGCGCCCTCAACATAGATAGTACATTTCGTACCACCAGCTGTAGTGAACTCTACCTTTAACTCGGCCTCATTATACTTCACGTCAGGCAGGAAGCCTGTGTTGTCCTTCATTATACCCCATACAATCTTCTTAGCTTGCGCTTTCTCTGGGGCAACATAGGCGTACTGCGGTCTGTTCTTCTGACACTGTAGCGCTCTAAAGATCATCTCGTTGATAGGTATTCTACTCAATACTCTATTATGTGGGGTGGAAACCCCCTACTACATTGATTGTAACAATTTGTAACATTTAGTGATTGATAGTTATGTTAAATTTTTGTTAAACTACTTGACATGACCAATTTAACTTTGCTATTATACTGTAGTGAGATTAAGATACGATTATAATTTTAGATAATTCTAGTATCGATGTTCTCACATCTTACACGAGTTCGATTAGACTCTCCTCTCCTCAAGAACGATAAACACGATGAAACATAAAGATACTCACTAAACGGTCTATAGAGTATACTTCACAATTTAAGGATAGCTATGTCTGATGATCAAATTCTAGCTCACTTACTAATCATAATGGATGACTTCGAGAAAGAATCCAATAGGATTGACCTTAGAGACAATCTTAATGACCTTGTTAGCTACCTTAGTGATTCCGCTGATAAAAAATAATTTCGATATTGTTGTCCGTTAGTACCATCAACTTTAACGCCACACCGAGGGGGTACAGATATTTTGGGTATACCCCTTTCCGCAAACACTATATATAGATCCAAATCCCGCACAGATAGATTCTGCCTGGGTTTGATAGGGTTTTTCCTGTTTTTGGAGACTGTAGTAGCTAGGGGCTATGGGACACCGATCAGTAGTACACTATAGTACACACCAACATCAGCCTATCTCCTTGATTATTAACACATTGTGGTATGTAGGACTACAATACAGTGTAGTGTGTATACTGTGGTTCATCCTACACGTGAACTCTGTTATTCATACTGTTATTACTACAGTCCAGTTGATCCAAAGCCATTACTAGCTCTTGTGGTTCCGTTCAATGATTCAACCACATGTAGATCAGCATACTCATACTTAGCTATTACAAGCTGTGCTATACGCATTAGAGGCTTAACCTCGAACTCATCCTTACTCATGTTAATTAGTATAACTCCAATCTCACCCCTATAGTCTGAGTCGATTGTGCCAAAGTGTGCCGTAATTCCATACTTAGCTGCTAGTCCTGACCTTGGTCTAACCTGAGCTTCGTATCCTATTGGTAGCTCAATTGATATCCCAGTTGGTATAATTACACGTTCTAGTGGTTGTAGTATAATAGATTGAGTTATATTGGCTTGTAAATCCAAGCCTGAGCTATATAATGTTGCATATGAAGGTATATCTACGCCATCTGCCTTAGTTATATTAATCTGTACCATCTTTGGCCCTCGCATGTGTATTACGTATCTTATTTATGAATTCTAGCTCTGATATCAGGTAGGTTAGGCTTAGGTGACGCTTATAGTCCTCAAATGAGGCCTCAATGAAGGCGTCTTGCTTCTCTATTGTATCCAAGCTCCTCTCTAGATATAGAAGGTAATCATATGACATCGTTGGATCTCCCATATTATAGTGTTTTGCTTCATATTCCTCAACTAGTGCACATAATCTATCTAGTTCATCATAGTTGTCAGTATTGTCCCATATATCATCAATACGCCTGAGTACCTGGTTATACTGCTCTTCTGTCTCAATTATGTTCATCTTCAAACTCACCTAATTCTATTAGCTCTAGGGCTGCGATTAGTTTATTAATATCATCGTGTACTAGATACTCATTATAGGCTATTGCTGCTAATGTACGTTTAGATCTGATCCTGTATCTCATTCTACTTATCTCCATGTTTCATTGTAAGAGTCTAGATAGGACTTTAATGCCCTCTTGTAGGTTTGTTCTACCCATAATAGATAACCTGGGAATACATCTACGTAATTGCAGTATGCCCTGTCTAATGCTGCTGGTACTTTCTTACCATCGTACATTACACCTTCTAATGTCTTAAGTTTGACACCTAACTCTGCAGCAAACTCTTCCATTGTCATATCGCCTCGTGTGGCGAACAACACATCCTCAACTGATTGTGGTAATACTGCCATGTTCATTGTACACCTCCATTATTGTTTATAAGTCCTGCTTGACGTATAATTAGACCGAATTGCATCATCTCTTTCCCTAGTCGTTCGTGTGATCCATGTATTACAAAGTCTTCATATAATGATTGTACCACTCTAGTTACTATTTCTGGGTCTTTTTTGATAGCTAAGGCTACTTTCTTTAGGTCATTATTCATTTGCTCCTCCTTCTAACTCGTCAGCTAGCTCATTTATTAGTTGGTTTAGATCGTCAATCAGTTCATAGTATATATAATCCATACTATGGTCTTCGTTGCGCATTAGACGTGCTATATCAAGTGTATCAGATATGTCCTTAACCATTTGCCGACATATTTCTTCTTGTATAGTTATGTTATCATCATCCTTAGCATCTAACTTAGTATGTGTTATTTGTGGCACTTCTTTCACTATAACTGACGTTACCTCATTTAATACACGTATAGATTCTATATCAGATGGGGATTGGTAGTCTACATCTAGAGTATCACATAGTAGCTTTTCATTAACTATAGGCTCATTCTCAAGGGCATATTTGATATCATTAACTAACTGTAGTAGGTCATCCTTAGATAATGCAACTAGAGGTATAGGTTCCCTATCAAATGCCTGTATAACTGTTGACTCTGGGTTGTACCTAACCTTCTTTGCTTGGTACAAATGAAAGCTTGGCTGCTCCCCATCTCTATCCATATACTCTATAGATTTAAATATTCTTATTGTCATTTATTATCCTCTCCTAACATATTCTTTAAGAATTCTAGCGATGATTTAAGTTCATCTTTATCTGTACTGTCTTTAAAGTTAGTTCTCATTCTATCTAGATACTGTAAGATATCTTTGGTATCCATATCTTCCGGAGACTCGTCTCTTACTTTGAATTTGTAGGCCATTGTGTACCTCAACTTCTTATCTATAATATAATAGTACTACATTTCTTAAGTAAAGTCCAGTAAAATATTTAAGGGGACTATTGCTAGCCCCCTCTTTGTATAACTATTATTGTCTTATGTTTATCTTAGAATGGTGTATCTAGAGAATTGTTTTTAAAAGTTTTAGTATTCTCTTTTTTAAAACCTTTAACGTCTTTAGAATTACTTTCATATACTACCTCTAAATTATATGCTTTATATACATTGTCTTGTTTGTCTTTACCTTCGAATGTGTGCCCGAATACTGGTATCTCTACTGATCCATCACTCTGTAGGAAGGCCTTTAGTTCTTCTTTAGCTATCTTAATTGTACCTTTCAGATATACTTTACCTGAGTCCTTTGCCTTGTTTAGGAACAATCTTGATATAAATTTACGATCTGCCATATATTAAATCCTCCTTATATATACATACGATCTTTCATTAACTTGTCTGCCAGTGTCCTTAATCCACGTGCACCAAGCTTTAAGCGGATTGCTTCGTCCACTATATCCCAGATCTCCTTCTCGGTTAGTGTTAGATTTAATCCTCTTAATTCCCCTAATATCTTATACTGATTAACTATAGAATCTACTGGTTCTACCATAATTCTGTAGCACTCTTCTCTGCTTAAGTCATGTAACTCTATAACTTGCCCTATACGCCCTACTAATTCCCTTAGTAATCCAGCTTTAATAGCTTGTTGTTGATCGAACACAAACTCTTCTGGTTCTTTGGTTTCCGTAGCAAAGCCTATTGTGGTAGGGTTCTTAAGTTTCTTAATAGCTGATTCTCTGTACGCAGTGAATGCGCCACCTAGTACCCAAAGGATGTTACGGGTGTCGACTTGGAAGCCGGTATTGCGTCCTTTATCATTGGTTACATTATACTCCTCTTGACCCTCAATAAGGGTTAGTAGTTGTTGTTGTACGGCCAATGTACCGACCTTACCTACGCCCTCTTGGTCTGATAGCTTATCAACCTCATCTAAGAAGATGATCATGTTTTCCACTCTTTCGGGATTATCGTCGCACCTAGCACATGCCTCAGTTATAATTGAGTCTAGATCTCTACCAACATAGCCTGCTTGAGTGTAAGATGATATATCTACGGCCATTACGTCCTTTCCTAATGTACGCCCTATAACCTCTAATAAGTATGTCTTACCTGTACCAGATGGTCCTACTAGCATTAAGTTAGTTTTCTTTAATCTAGTTTCAGACTTCTTAATCCTTCTATTGTGTTCAGTTATAACCTCATGGTTAACCATAGCAATAGCTAATGCCTTTTTAGCTGCATCTTGACCAATAACAAACTTATCTAATTCTGCTACCAAATCTGATGGTTTACGTGTACGTTTAAACTGTGGTTCTAGATAAACCTTAACGTCGGGATCTAAGTCTCTGATGTTGTATAAATTGTTAATCATAGTTACCCGCTAAATTCGTTGAGCTCTGTTTACTTTGTAATCCTCAAAGACGGAGATTATATAATCCATATCTGAAGCTCTTACACCTTCTATTATAGCATCCTCGTTAGCTTTGTCAAGGAAAATAAATGTTTCTATCAATCTTCTTACTAGAAGACCTCTAATCTCTTTCTTACCAGCATATCTCCATCTACCAAACTCTTGTGATATATCCTCTACTCTACTATCTGGTATCCTAGATCCTTTATGCCTAGATAATAATTTAAATAGTGTAGATCCTCTAAAGTTTCCTACGCCTATATTAAAAACAAGGCTTACTAGTGCGTCAAACTGGCTTTGAGTAAATATAACTCCTACCCTATCAATCTCTGCAATGAAACCTACCAAATCCAACTCTAATAGCCTCATTATCTGTGCGTCAGTAAGGGATTTAACCTCATCACTATTTGATATACCAGTAACTTTATGCAAGTTAGGATCATTATCCAATATAAGATGACCTACACCTATAGTATCTAGACCAGCACTATCTTTGTACCGTTTGTTACTGATTCCCTCTAAGTCCATGATTAATCTAATTCCGGCTGAAGATATCTGCATTACTCTACCTCCTCATAATTGCGTGGGGATTCTTGACGTAGTTTGATTTTTAACGTACGTAATACTACATTTAGCATCCTTAGTGTTATTTTACCGCTTCTAACCATATTACTAAGCACTTCTGCACTAGTACTATTACCAAGCATATCTGATACATAGCCGTAATCGTAGTAGGTTGTTATGTATTTATCTAATAGTACAAAGAAACCTTCGTGGTCCCTTAATGATAAGGCTTCATTCATCCTATCTATCATAGAAAATTTATCTGTCATAACACACCTCTATTATATACTTTAAGTATATCACACATATACATATATTACAAGATAAATATAATAGATACAGATATCCTTAAGCATTATTATTTTAGTTTATGAGTACCTCTATTAGACCGTGTATAGAGTAACTATTAGTTTCATTGTGTTTATCGTTCTAGAGTAGAGAGTATTTTAATCGAACTCGTGTAAGATGTGATAACATCGATACTCTTATTATCTATTAGTATAACTCGTATCTTGAGTCTACTACAGTTAGCTTCTAGTATAATAGCAAGTTTAAAATAGCCTTGTCAAGGGTTTGTAACATAATTATTGTATAAAAATAACTTGACTTTTTACGAATATTGAATCTAGCTAGGTTCCACCTAGCACAGGAGCCTACTAAAGATTTTACTTGTATTGATATTTTTTTAGGAGTACAATAATAATATAACCAAAGAGTTAATAAAATGAAAAACAATAACGAACTAGAAAACCTAACACTAAGATCAGTAACAGTATATGTATTAATAATACTAGGAGTAACTCTACTTGTAGCTTTAATCGGGTAGGTGTCGCCAGGAGGAAGAAATGAATTCAACAGAAATATATAAACTAGTAGCCTTCTTAAGTTATGTAGGCATAATTGTAGTAACAATATTAATGGGGTAATAAAATGTTAGATGAATTTTATATAGCACAACAAAGGGACAGTAATAGAATAATACTATCATTAGTAATAATTGCTGTAGTACTTATAACTCTAATATATATCTTTGCACCAGAATTAGGTATAGAGCAGAGCTTAATCGGCTCAGATACTGACATGCCTAATCATTTTGAAGATGGTAGACATTTTTAAATAAAATGTATTGACTTCGGTTTAGAAAAGAGCGATACTTAAGTTATAGAGGGAATTAACCCTCACAGAATAAAGTAGGAAAATAAGATGACCAAGATTCAAAGCCCATTCATAATCGCCACAGCAGCAGGCGTGGGTGTAGTAGCTGCAGACGCAGCTTGGTTGGTTGGTGAACTACTTACACACTTCCAAGTATTGACTGTAGACCAATATGTAATATATAGACTTGTTATATTAACCTTATTAATAGTTGGTGGTTTAATTTGTGCCTACAGTATTAAAGTATATTTAAGCAATGGTTACTTAAGAGCCGATAACGAAGCTCACAAAGAACACATGAAACAAAGTATACAACAAAGAAAACGTAATAAAATTTTCCAATAGGAGGAAGCCATGTTTATATATTATAAAGATTTCGTAACTGATGACACATTAGGTTGGAGCGATGTAGCAGTAAATGACGAAGAAAACCAAGTAATGTTAGTAAAAGGTTCCGAATTAGATAGCTATTTAGAGTCTTTAGAAGACGAAGTACAACATAACGAAGCTATGTACGAATTACTAAAAGCCCACACAAGTAAATCCAAAGTAGTAAGCTTTGAGATGTATAAAGAAATATATGGACACTATAAAGATTCTCTTGACATTCTTGAGAAATTACAATAAACTTAATATAAGAGGTAAATACGATGACAACTTTAATATTAGTAAGCGTAGCTTATTTAGTAATACCAGCAACACTAAAACTTGCACTAGAAACATCAGCAGAAAGAAAGGCACATAGATATGGCAGACATAAATAAAAACAAAGATAAATGCGCCGGACGTAGGGATAGCCTTAAATCAGCTACCCCTTCCTGGCTAACAGTAGAACAAAAGACACATATTAATAAGTTCTATGATTTAGCAAAACATCTAAGCGCAACAACAGGCGTACAGCATGAAGTAGATCATATAATACCAGTTAATAATCCAATAGTATGCGGACTACACGTACCAGCTAACTTACAGGTTATAACTCACGCACAGAATAAAGAAAAAGGTAATGATATACGTTATGAGGCAGAGCCTGGATCTATAACTATAAAAGATATAGAAGGTCTTACCTCAATACGTAATAGAGGTAAGTTCGTTAAAGGTGTTTCAGGAAATGCTAATGGTAGACCTAAAACTGTTAAGATAGCTAAAGATCAGCAGGCCACACTCAATGCAATATTTGATGAAGCTGATGGGGATGCAGTTAAGTTCCAACAATTGATATTGAAAAATGGTAGTAAGCTTAACTTAGACTTAAGTACAGCAATGAAATTAGCTAAGGAACTATCTGTATACCAAACACCACGTAAGGCTAGTATAGAAACCAAGAACGAAGATGTTAAGAATTATGTGATACAATACAGTATACCAGCCAAAGAAGAACCTAAAGTAATTGATCATGAGGATAACGATGACCAACAATAGAATTATACCAACAACATACGAAGTAAGCGACAAGGGTGTCAAAGCCATGGATGTTTATTCCAGATTACTCAGGGAACGCATCATATTTGTTAATGGCGAAGTTAATCATTTAATGTCTGATGATATAATAGCCCAGTTATTATTATTAGAATCAGAAGATAAGAATGCTGATATTTATATGTACATTAACTCACCTGGTGGATGCGTAGTATCAGGAACATCTATAGTAGATACGATGAATCTAATCAAGCCAGACGTAGTTACAGTTGTAACTGGATACGCATGCTCTATGGGCTCAGTAATAGCTTCCTCAGGAACATTAGGTAAAAGGTTTATATTACCAAATGCTCAGTTCATGCTACATCAGGTTTCAGCAGGAACGCGTGGTAACGTACAGGATATGGAAGCATCGTTCGAACACACTAAAAAACTTAACAAAAAACTTATGCAAATATTAGCTGATAATACTGGTCACACACTTGGTAAGATCCTAAAAGATACTACAAGAGATTTATGGTTGGATGCAGAGGCATCAGTTAATTACGGCCTAGTAGATTCAATAATGAAAAAGAGGTAGTTATGGATAATAGAAATGAATATATAATGTTTTTGATGTTCTTAGTATCCTCATTCACTTATATAGTAATGTTTATAATTTTATCAGGGCTTATACAATGATAACTAAATTAAGAAATATACTAGTGTTTATTATATTACCATCCTATATAGTAGGTATGATAACATTCCTCTATCTAGCAATTACGTTTGGTATTAAATTATATTAAGAACGATACATCGAAAGCTTTAGGTCCAGTTGTAAAAACCAGCTGGACTTTTTTATTGTGATATGTTTGAAAATACGCCATCTTGACCTTCATCTCAGGAGTTAACATACCCTTGACATCTATTATATATTCCTTACCACTATTACCTATAACTACAAAATCTGCAATGTAAGCCATCTTTAACTTACCATCCATATTAGGTAATGCATATCTTACTTGTTCCTTGATACTTTTTATCTGCTTAAGCTCTAGCATCCTCACTAGTGTCATTGCGTACTCAGCCTCAGACCTTGAGTCATACTTACGACCATTAACAGTAACCTTTACGTTATTAAATCTAGATCGTTTAGTAAATCTTGTTGACATTATACATCCTCTGTGTTACACTGAATAGTGATGATACATATTACCATACAAATGGGGTAGGATGCAAGTATTTAAATTTACCAACGGTTCTCCAGAGTGGCTACACAAACGTAGACAGTATTTAACTGCTACCGAAGTTGCATCTTTATTTGGATTGAATCCATATAAGTCAGCCAATAAACTAATCAAATCCAAACTCATACCTGAGCCGCCATTTGATAGTATACATATGCGCGCAGGAAGAATCTTTGAGAGTTCTGTATTTATGGATTTACGTGAACGAGGTATTATTGCTAAACAACCCGGAGACGGTAATGTAGTAATGATTGCGCATGATACCGTTAAGATATCGGCAAGCTTAGATGGCTATATAATTAGTGAAGAAGGTAATCATATAGTAGAGGCTAAGACTACAATAGAGAAAATACGTGAGTGGGATTCAAATCCACCCATTGCATACATTCTACAGGTACAGACTCAATTAATGATTAGTGGATATAAGTCAGGTATCCTGGCTTGTCTAAGCCTTACCGCCCCATTTCCTGGAATAGGATATGAGATACAACCTAATAAAATAATACATGATCTTATACTAGAAGAGACCAATAGATTTTGGAATTGTTTAGAGAATAATAAGAACTTTGTAGTGCATCAACCTAGTAAAAGAATTATCCTACAGCATATATACGACGGTATAGAACTGCTATATAATTAGTTCTTGACTTTTTGTACATACTGATATAATATAGTTATATGTACATGAGGATATATAAGATGAAAACTAATGTAAGCGATTTACTAGAGATATTAGATACACTTAGAAAGAACCAGCTTAGACAAGATGATTACGGATCCGAATATAAAAGACTGTGGTTAGCAGTAATTGTTTACGGTATAATAGACTTACAATCTTCAGATAGATTTCTAAGAAAAGACGCTAAGGAATTTTTTAATAGCGACTATCTAAGAGATATATGTAAACAAATAGATATTGACTACTTAAAATTATATGATAATCTAGTAGTTAGATCTCTGATATAGAGGATAATATGAATACAATATTCAAACAAGCAATAGTATTAGTAAGCGCAGTGGCAATATCCACATCAATGCTTTATACTGCTTATCAATACGCCGAGCCAGAGCCTATCGATGCTAATTCATGTGTAATATATAATGGTGAGGTAAACCAGCAAATGGTAGATAGTGTAAAGAAACAGCTGTTGGGAAAGGTTTCCAAACCCTGCATTAATCTAACTACTTATGGCGGAGAATTAGAATCTATGGTAGATGTAATTGCTCTACTGAGAAGCATTACAGGAAGCTTCGATATCATTGTACCTAAATATGTAATGTCTGCCGGGGCAATCATACTAGCTCACGCAGATCATATATACATAAATAGTCCAGCAGTGGTTCTATTCCACACCCCACGTATAGCAGATAGGGATGGGCTATTAGTAACTGAGCCTAAATTTAATACAGCATTTAACAAGTACTTACTAAATAGTACATCAGCACGTAAAGCACTCACAGAAGAACAGAAGTTCGCATACATTAATGGTATGGATATTATCTTGACATCTACTGAGATTCGTGAGAGAATAGGACATAACAGAGTAAAAATATTATAGGGGGAAACTATGAATAGAAGTGAATCAATAGGTAAGTTAGCTACCGCTCTAGTAAAAGCACAGCTAGCAATGGGATCAGCTAAGAAAGATGCAGCTAACCCATTCTTTAAATCTAAATACGCCGACTTAGCAGAGGTAGTCTCTGTAGTCAAAGAGCCATTACTTAAAAACGGAATCGCGTTCCTACAGATAGTAACAGAAGCAGGAGTAGAGACAACGCTAGTACACGAAAGTGGTGAGTTTATATCTGGTACCACGCCCGTAGTTGTAGCTAAACAGAACGACCCACAGGCCTTAGGTAGTGCAATAACATACGCTAGAAGATACGGACTACAGGCAATGTTAGGCATTCCTGCTGAAGATGATGACGGAGAAAAGGCAATGGGAAGACAAGCCGCAGTTAAGTCAGTAGCCCAGGCACCTGGATTTAAAAAATCAGATAAAGCCTTTGCACCAACAGGAGACGGCTTCGACTTCTAAATAACTTATAAGGTTGTACCATGAAGACATACTTTCTAGACATTGAGGCAAACGGATTACTCTTAGACGCTACAGATGTTTGGTGCGTAGTAGTCAGCAATGGTACAGCCACAAGAACCTTCACACCATTTAAGAACCCAGAGCACTTAGTAGAATTACAATCTATATTAGATAAAGCTGATAGGATAGTTGGTCATAACATAATGATGTACGACCTACCTTGTTTAAAAAGATTGTATAATGTAAAGTATGACTTTACCAAAGTAGTTGATACTATACTAATAAGTAGGGCCTTACTCCCAGATCGGGAGAACGGACATAGCCTTAACGCTTGGGGACAAAGATTAGGCGTACATAAATCGGAGTTTAATGATTTTAGTCAATACTCTGAAGAAATGGTGAAGTATTGTATACAGGACGTAGTAGTAACCGAAAAACTTTATAACCATCTTATATCTGAAGTAGATATCAACGCTACCTTCATAACCATAGAGCACAAGTTCGCCTATCTAATTAACCAACAAATCATGGCTGGATTCACGTTAGACGTAGATGGAGCTAAGAAGTTATACGACGAATTAAATATAGAGTACCAAGAACTCAGAGAGAAATTAAGTTCATTAATGCCAGCACAAAAGGATTTAACGCATTATAAAACAGTCATTAAGAAAGGTGCCCTTCTGTCAGAGAATGATACCTCATATACATATACTTCTAACAAAAAGGTAGTAACTAAGGAGTTTAAATTTACTGACCCTAATCCAACCAGTAGACTACAATTAATAGCATACTTCAAGGAATTAGGGTGGGTACCAAAAGAGTTTACCGAAGCAGGACAGCCAGAAATTAATGAGAAAATCCTAGACTCTATAGGTACTGAATCATCTGCTATTGCTGCGAGAATGTTTAGACTTCAGAAACAAATAGGTATGATAAACGACGGACAATATGCGTGGATTAAGTGTGTTAATCACCGCACAGGAAGAGTGCACGGAGATGTTATAACCAACGGGGCAAACACCTCTAGATGTACACACTCCAAACCTAATCTAGCACAGGTAGATAAAAAGGATTTACGTATGCGTGATTTGTGGAAGCCTCGTGAAGGCTTTAAGCTAGTAGGCTGTGACGCATCATCCTTAGAACTAAGAGTACTAGGACACTATCTATCATTCTACGATAAAGGCTTATTTGCAATCGAGGTAGAAAGTGGCGACGTACACACACGTAACAAAGATCTTGCAGGATTAGCTAAACGTGATAGTGCTAAGACCATGATATATGCACTGGTGTATGGAGCTGGTAATGCTAAGTTAGGAAAGATTAAGGCCGATGACATGGGTGTCGCAGAGAGGGATCCGGTAAAGCTTATGCGTCTTGGTACACAGCTACGCCACACAATTGAAGAACAATTCACTGGATACTCAGAATTACTTAAGGATGTACAGAACGTATTTCTAAAACGGAAATATCTTAATGGTTTAGATGGAAGGCCACTACATCCGAGAAAAGAATACTCAGCCTTGAACCTTTTAATACAATCAGCTGGCGCTATAATAATGAAGCAGGCATTAATAAATTCATATGAGCTATACACTAAAGAAGGGTTCTTACTAGGAACAGATTACAACTACGTGGGAAACATACACGACGAAGCGCAGATAGAATGCAGACCAGAGATAGCAGAGAAGATAGGATCATTATTTAGAGATGGTATTATTAAGGCCGGTGAAGATTTTAAAATGAGATGTAAAATGGACGGTGAGTATAAAGTTGGGAATTCTTGGAAAGAAACTCATTAAATATGTTGACACCGGTTTTATTGCGTAGTATCCTTAAATCATAACCCAGGAGAACAACAATGAAAAATATAATAGAAACACCTAGCGAGAACAGAATCAAAACCATCTTAGGCTCTATTTATAAAAACGTAAATACCCTAGAAGATTTTTCTCCAAAAAATAAAGCATTAAAAAGTTTTATAAAATATCATTTAAACATAGTACATAACGAACACACTAGCTTATCTCAGTTAGAGAAAGTTGACGCTATCTTTAATAACATGGTATCTAAAATTAATAAATAGGAGGACAACATGGCATTCAAACCAATACACAAACACTTAGTAATAAAGGCTAAAGTAACCTTACCTATAACATCTGAATCACAAGGAAATACATTCATGGTATCCCTTATAGAGAAAATAGGAATGGTACAAGTAACTCCAGCCAGATCAGTATATGTATCCGAGGAAGGAAACGAAGGATTAACCGGATCTGTAAACCTAGCTACGTCACATATAGCATATCATATATGGGATAAGGAAAACTTACTAATGATGGACGTATATAGCTGCAGAGATTTTGATATTGACATTGTATTCGAACACATATACGATTATATGGGAAGCCTAATAGCCGAAGCAATAATAATTGATAGGGAAACTGGCGAGATAGAGAATCGTACAGTTAGAATAAAATGAAAACAGTTAAACAATACTCACTAGAGACTTTACTCTCAGAGTTGAAAACAACAGTCGATGATGCAATACGAGCATCTAGAGCTATAAATGAGGATAACCCAAGTGCAATCATAGATGTAGAACTATTGATGGAAAGATCTAAAGTACTATCTATAAGAGCACGTAAGTTAGCTGGTAAAATTTATGTTGAATAAAACCCTACAGCAATGTCCTAAATGTGCATCTTCAAGAAAGAAGAAACATCTAGCTACATGCTCAGTAATAGAATTTGAATCCGGATATAGCTACAAGTGCTTTCACTGCGGCTATAAAGAATTCATACAAACAAAGGAGAGGATAGTCATGGATAAGGATGAGATAGAAAAAGTCCAGATTACAGACGCTATCGAAATACCTGATGGGGAAGTACCCTTTGAATCAGAGGATACTATATTCCATAAGTATTACAAAGATAACAAATGCGTAATGTTGATAGCTAGACGTGGATCTGGAGATGATAAGTGGATACGCCCATTCATACTTACCGATGAGGGGTGGGTAACATCAGATACCAAGGGACCTTTCTTGTACAGATCAGAGTTCCTGCATGATGATGGTCGCCCTGTACTAGTGGTAGAGGGTGAGAAAGCAGCTGATGCAGCCGCTAAAATATTCACTAAGGCTGACGTTGTTAGCTGGAAAGGTGGTGCGACAGCAGTCTTATTAGCGGATTGGGCCAAAATCGATAATAGGGATATAGTACTATGGCCAGATAACGATCCAGCCGGTAAGGACGCAATGAATAAACTAGCCGGAGTATTAAAAAGTAAGAGTATCTACTTAGTAGATGTGAGTAGCTTACCACCAAAGACAGATCTAGCAGATAACTTATCTTTGGATACAATAGCTGAGATATACAAGACACGTAAGAATGTAGCTAAGCCAATGCTTAGAGGTATAATAGATACCGATAATGTACAATCAATGTTTGAGAATATCGAAGAAGGATTATCTCTAGGATGGCCAGGCATGGATAAGTATATTAAGCTACCGACTCACGGATTAGTAGTAATACCAGGACGTACCAACCACGGTAAGTCACTATTCCAAATAAACATGATGGCAAATCTTTTAAGACAGACTAATACAGCATGTATATACCTATCTTACGAGATGCCTAATGATGAGATTATACTAAGGTTGATAAAGACCCTAAATGGTACAGCCTTTGATCCAGTAGGTTATAAAGATGACTTAGTATATAAACAAAAGATACAGAATAATGAATTACCAGAAGTTGATGAAGTAAATAAATACATCCAACAAGATAGGTTATTCATAACAGATGCTGACGTAGGTGTGGAAGAAGTTGAGGAGACAATAAGATATTTAGCAGCGCTTAAGCGCAAAGTGGTTATATTCATAGATTACCTACAGTTAGTACCGGCGAACAGAGGTAGGCAGGAAAGATACTTAGAAGTTAAGAACATAGTGGAGAAATTTAGACAACTAGCAAATGAGTTTAAGTATATTATAGTAGGTGGATCACAGCTTACCTCTGGCGATACCCCATTCCAAGATCAAGCACGTGAGAGTAAAGATATATCATTCACAGCAGCGCTTATATTAAAAGTGTGGAATAAGGAATCAGCTAGAGTTACAGGAACAGTAAAACAAGTAAAAGACCCAGACAATCCTAGAGAGAAGATAGAAGCAGATTATTACGATGATGTACCAGGAACATTCGTGGTGGAAGTTATAAAGAGTAGGCAGGGAAGTTTAGGAAGAACTATTGGGTTTAAAACAACAAACGGATGTAAGCTTGTAGAAGCTTCCGTAGAAAGTAAGGGAGGTTTCTAATGTACTGGTTTATGATTATGGAATACTTACTAAAGATGCAGCTATCTATGCTGTCAACAATACAAACAAACCCAGTAACTAAGAAGTATTTAGGTGCTGAGATAATAAATCTTGACAATTATAGAATACAGAAGTACAATAGATATAATGCTAAGGAGAACAACAATGACAACAATTAATAAACCTAAAATATTAATATGGGATATTGAGAATTTACCTAATAGAGGATACTTCTTTAATGTCTATAATGGACCTATGGGTACGCTACCTTTTATAGAGAAGACACACTCTATAATATCTATAGCATACAAGTGGTTTGAAGAAGGCGAAGCACAGGTAATATCTACAGCTGACTTCCCTAAGAATCTTAAGAAAGATCCCTATGACGATAGTGAAGTAATCAAAGCTTTCGCTAAGATATATAACGAGGCTGACTACACTGTAGCTCATTATGGAGATAAGCATGATATTAAGATGTTTAACTCTAGGGTATTACTTAACGGGTTAGATCCACTAAAACCTGTGCAGTCTATAGATACATACAAATTAGTTAAGAAACATTTCAAACTAAATACTAATAAACTAGATCATATAGGGTATTGGTTAGGTGAGGGTGTCAAAAACAAGATGGAAGCTATGGATTGGGTACGATGTGCTAATGGCGATCTCGAGGCAATTAAGAAGATGGCCGAATACAATAAAGTAGACGTAGAGCTTCTTGAGAAAGTATTTATTAGATTATTACCATACGTAGATACAAAGATCAACAGCAATCTATTTGCAGTAGATGCGCCAAACCTATGCCCACACTGCTCATCACACGATGTTATTAAACGTGGATCATACTATAACAAGACGGGACGTAAGCAGATCCTATTATGCAAATCATGCTCAAAATATTTTAATATAAAGGAGTAAAGCCATGACAGTTTTTACAAATCAGAAACGTTTTATTACACGTCTAACATATGACAAAATGTTTACTTACTTAGTTGATAAGCGCACAATAGACTATGTAGTAAACTTAGAAGTAGAGTACGGACAGGAGGCAGTAGTAGAGGAAGCTCGTAGACTAGGCTTCAAGGAGTAATCATGACAAAGGTTTTTGTATATAAAGTTGGTAGTGTACGCACTATAAATAAAAAAGAATACAAAGTAATCAATCAGTTTACAAGTAACGATTTTAGTTACTTAATGTTAAGTCACAGCGGATCACACGCGCTGGTAGTTAAGTCGCTAATTAAATTAGGTTATATAGAGGAGTATAATACATGAAAGTAAAAATAACTAAATTAGCTAATCATATGGATCATATAATACGACCAGATGATTCTCAAATCGTAGTTACAGCTGGTATAAATCTACCAGTATTAATAGGTATGGGTACAACAGTAGTAATACCAACAGGTATTAAAATCTCACTTCCAGAAGGTCATATAGGCTTACTGTCTATAGATCCACTCTTATCACTAAATAGTAACGTATCATTGGTAAACGGGATAACAATATTAGACTCTGAGTCTACTGGTGAGGTTGTACTAGGGTTAGTAAATAATAAGTATACGTCATTCTCAGTAAACCCAGGTGATATAATAGGAACCATACATATAATAAAAACTGCAACAATTAAAATAGAAGGTTAATCATGACAGTTAAAGATGTACAGGGTAAAGAGAGATTAAGCCTGATTCCATATCAGGCCTTAAAAGCTATATCTAAAGTTAGAGAGTTTGGTATAAGTAAATATGGAGATGATCAATGCTGGAAGCAGGGAGATCCAAAAGACTTTATTGAAGCATCGTTAAGACATACGTACAAATATCTACATGTAGGTAAATTGGATGATGAGTCCGGCTTAAACCATATAGCACACGCAGCCTGCAGCTTAGTCCTAGCACTAGCTTTATTAGAAGACGAACTTAATAAGGAGGCAGTATAATGAACCTATTAATGTTAGTATCAATCTTTATATTTATGGTAATAATACTAAATCTACTTAACGACGATTAGTTGACGTTCTTTTCAATTAATTTAGATAGAACTCTACCAATGTTTATTTGCGTAGCGATCTTTTCTACAGTCCTCGCAGGTATATAACCAGTTAGTCCAATAGTAAGTAAATTAAATATTTCACCTATTACTGAGTTAGCTGGCATTGGCATCATTAAGTTTGGTGTAGTATATCCAAAGAAGTAAGCCACAAGCAATCCAGCAAATACAACCATTATCATTGGACGCCATACAGCTGCTAACCAATACCCACTCTGCATCTCTGAAGATATGATGTCTGCTATAGCTCTTTCTTTCTGTGCAGCAGATGAATTGGCATCACTCAGTGCTGATATCCCACTTTGTACAGTATCTAATTGACGCTCTTTAACTCCGAAGAATCCTTTTACACCAGATCCCGCAAGCGATAGAGCACCCGATATTAATCCCGCTAACATACTAAACCTTTAAATAAATACAAATATTACTAATCCGTCTCCGCCGCGTCCACCAGCACCGCCTGTAACGGTAGTACCATTGGCACCTCCACCACCTCCGCCGCCACACCCAGGTCCTCCATTACCACCGCTACCAGCTGTTACAGATGTCCCACTAACGCTTCCGCCACCGAGTCCACCAGTTCCAATCAAGGCCGTTTTGGTAGCTCTACCAAAAAGCGATCCTGTAAAATCCATTCCACCAGATCCGTTAGCTCCAGCAGGAGCTGCAGCCACAGCATACTGAGACCATAATAATCCTGAACCAGTTATCGCTCCGCCAGCAAAGGTAGCATTAGCAGCAGATACTCCGCCACCAGCTGTTCCAGCAGTTGTAAATAACGGCGATGTAGCAGCAGTAGCTATAGCTATAGAACCACCCACAGCACCCGAAGCTCCAGCACCGCCTGCCTGACCAGCAATATAACCTGCTGCAGAGTTAGCTAGAACAAAGTTAGCAGATTGTCCGTATATAGTCTGTGCAGCTGTAGCAACACCACCTGCTGTACCCGCAGTACCAGCCACGGCACCGCCACCACCACCATCGGCCCGTATTATTACAGTGTTAGCCGTTAGCGAAGTATCTGGATAGGCCAATACGTATAATGATGTACCAGCATTACCAGCAGTGTTAGCTGCTACCGCAGCGCCACCAATACCTCCAGTTACGTATATAACACCAGGTAATAGAATTGTAGGTATAAATAATTTAGCTACCGCACCGCTACCACCACCGCCAGCTCCAGCTACAGCAGCGCCTAATGCTGCAGTTCCACCACCAGCTCCTGACCCACCAGCTCCAATAGCCATAATCATTACAGCAGAAGCCCATTGTGGTATAGTTACTGGTATCATACTCTGAGTACCAGCCGTACCACTCGCAGGTTTGATTATCCTTATCTTATCAGCTATAGATGGGGTACCATTAATGAAGTACATCTTAATAATCTCCGTGTACTGATGATATTTGCCATCCGGCAGATACAGATGTAGCTAATACAACTCTCACTACAAAGTTAGCTGGAATAGCCAAGTTAAGTGGGACTGTAACATGTGGAGTTCCTACAGTAGCAGAGGCAGTAGTAGCAGGCAAAGAGTATTGCATTACTAAGGCGTTGTTTGACGCAGTACCTACAGCCGATCCATTATTTATAAATACCCTTAGTACTGTTGCAACGTTTGTACCAGCAGCCTCTAATTCTAATGATCTTAGGAAAGATCCAGATGATCCAGCAGTAAATACTACAGTAGTACCAGACGTACCATCATAAGTGTTAGTACCTGTAGTCAAGTTTCCTGACCAAGCGATTTTAGGTGTTGCAGTAAAGTTTGGTGAAGTTGCCATTTAATCCTCAATATATTGTTAAGCCAAATGTTAGTAGAGAG